GGGTTTCAATGTTGCAACGAAACTTGCAGGAGTCAGCGCACAACAAGCGTCTGGAGCGTTCTTGCAATTATCACAGGCGTTAGGTTCTGGCCGTTTGCAAGGTGATGAATACAGGTCAATTGCGGAGCAACTACCAATTTTGACTCAGGCGATTGCAAAGGAAATGGGTAAGCCCGTTGGACAAATTAAGAAGCTTGCTTCAGAAGGAAAAATCACAAGTGAAGTTGTTATCAATGCGTTAAGGAAGATCGAACAAGACGGCGGAGCGAGTATTGCAAAACTGATGGAAGAGTCACCTGAGCAGCAATTCAAGAACTTGCAAAACGCAATTAGTGATTTAAGCGTTGAACTAGGTGAGTACTTGGTTCCTGCGACAGTAGCCGTTTTTCAAGCTTTGACCGCTTTAGTTCGAGGGGTGCAAGATTTACCTGATCCAGTTAAAGCTACGGCTGTTGCTTTTGCTGCTGTTACGACTGCGGTGGGGATTGGTGTCCCTGCTCTTTGGAAGTTGTTTAATATTTATCGAGCTTTCAGGATCTTCTTATTACGCAAGTTCATACCTACTCTTGGATTAACTAAGGCAGCAATGGGGCCGATTGCTTTAGGTCTATCGTTGGTGACTGTAGCTATTGCGGCGGCTGGTAATCAATTTGTTCAGAATAAAAGGGATGCTGAAGAGTTTAATGACGTTCTAAAAGGGACAGAGGTAGCAGCTATAAAAGCCGCTATTGCTATCAGGGAAAAGACAATAACCGAATTAAAAGACCGCATGGCAAATGCTAGAGGTAACGCAAAAAGAGGAAATGTAAGGCTAGGGAAAGAAGCTAAAGAGGCACGGGAGGAAATAGAGAAGTTAAATGAACGTTTGCTTGAGATACCAGCAGAATTAGCGGCTGAAAAAATAATAAAAGCAAGCGAAGCGATGGGTGCCTTGAGAGATATAACCGCACAAACCTCGGCTCAGTTCCAAGAATCATTCGCCAAGAAGATGCAGCAATATGGCAAGACCGTGAATGATTTTGGTGGTCAAGCTGGCGACATAGTGATCAAATCTTTCCGAGGAATGGAAGACGCTCTAGTTCGTTTTGTTCAAACTGGAAAGCTGTCATTTTCTGATTTTGCAAGGTCAATTATTGCTGATATGACTCGTATTGCTATTAGGCAAGCGATTATTGCACCTTTGATGAACGCGTTCTCTGCTGGGTTGGGAAATATGTTTGGGCCGGCAACACCAATACCAGGCAAATTAACAGAATGGAACACCGACATGGCTATTGATGCGGCTCCTATTCCATTCAAAGCACGAGGAGGCCCGGTAAGAGGTGGCTCACCTTATATCGTTGGGGAGAAAGGCCCAGAATTATTTACTCCAAACTCTAGTGGCAACATCACCCCAAATAACCAGCTAGGCGGTTCAACTTCTGTTGTCGTAAACGTGGATGCGTCTGGTAGTTCTGTAGAGGGAAATGAAGAACAAGGAAGAGAATTAGGTAATATGTTGGCAAGTGCAATTCAAGCTGAGCTGGTCCGTCAGCGCAGGCCAGGAGGATTACTCGCGGCTTAACTTATGGCAACATTTCCAAACCCTAGTACAAGTCCTGCTGTTCCCTATCCAAGCTACGGGGTAAGGAAATCAAGTTCACCCAATGTCCTTGAAGTCCAATTTGGTGACGGCTATTCGATGAGAACAGTCTTTGGCCTTAATCAAAACCTAAAATCTTATTCTCCTAAATGGAACAATCTCAGCGAGACAGATGCAGATACAATTTCAGATTTTTTAGATGCAAGAGGTGGTAGCGAGTCTTTTGATTGGACTCCACCAGGAGAAAGCAGTGCTTCTAAATTTATTTGCCAAAAATGGTCGAAGTCTATTGGGTATAAAAATAGAGCAACAATTCAAGCATCTTTTCAAGAAGTAGCGGAGCCTTAAAACATGGCAGTTGCATCTTGGGCCGCTTCCACCGCTTACGCATTAGGAGATACAAGAAGAGCTGCAACAGCTCAAGTTACAGGTCTATTTTTTAAATGCGTAACGGCTGGAACAAGTGGAGGATCCGAACCTGTTTGGCCTACAGATATAGGAGTCGAGGCAACTGATGGGTCTGTTACTTGGAAGGCAATTAGTAGCGTCTATGCAGATGTTTCTGTCCTTGCTCCAAATGCGATTATTGAACTTTTTGAATTAAGGCTAGATAGTAACCTTCATGGAAGTTCAAATATTACCCGATGGCATAATGGTTGCAATGAAGGATTAACAGGTGGGATTGTATGGGACGGGAACACATATAACAGTTTTGCAATAGAGGCAGATGGCTTTGAAAAAACTTCTACGGGATCATTGCCAAGACCTACTCTGACAGTTGCAAATACAGATGGATTAATTACAGCTCTTTTGCTTGATGTTAACGCTGTAACCCCTCATAACGATCTCACTGGTGCCGAGGTCAGGAGAATACGCACTTTGAAGCGATATTTGGACGGTGAAGCGGCGGCTGATCCCAATGCTCAATGGCCTGTTGAAATTTGGTACATCGACAGAAAAGATACAGAGAATAGAGAAGTTGTTTCCTTTGAATTAGCTTCAAAATTTGATTTAGTAGGGCAATTTATTCCAAAAAGACAATTAATTGCGAATGTTTGCCAATGGGCTTATCGCAGTTCTGAATGTAGTTACACAGGCAGTAATTATTGGGATGCGGATAATAATCCCACAGGTTCGCTTGCTTCTGACCGATGCGGTAAGTCTTTAAAAAGCTGTAAACTTCGCTTTGGAAATAACGGTGAATTGCCTTTCGGGTCGTTCCCTAGTGCTGGCAAAGTGAGATGAAGATAAGCGAAGAAATAAAAGAACAAGCGTTAATTCATGCAAAGGAAGAAAGCCCTAGAGAAAGTGTTGGGCTTGTTCATATTGTCAAAGGTCGAGAAAGATATTTTCGTTGTAAGAATCAAGCGGAAGAACCTGAATTACATTTCTGTCTTGATCCGTCCGATTATTTAAAATGTGAAAAACAAGGCGAAATTGTAGGGGTCATTCACTCACACCCAACAACAAATCAAAACCCTAGTGAAGCAGATAAGGTTGCATGTGAAAGAAGTAATTTACCCTGGTTTATCGTTAATCCAAATACTAAAAAATGGGGATACTATGAGCCGTCAGGTTTCAAGCTTCCTTATGTGGGCCGCCAATGGGCGCATGGGATTGTGGACTGCTACACCCTTTGGAAAGATTGGTATAAAGGTGAATTAAATATCGAAATGAGTGAATATAATCGGCAAGATGATTGGTGGCACAAAGGAGAAAATCTTTACCTTGATAATTTTAAAAATGAAGGAATGAGAGAGGTAAAAGTAGAAGATATTCAATATGCAGATATTATTTTAATGAATATTGAAAGCCCAGTTCCCAACCACGCCGCAATTTATTTAGGAGAGAATGTAATTCTTCACCACGTCACTAACCGTTTATCAAGTCGTGATGTTTATAAGTGGGGAGGCTATTATCATAAGATGACGGCAAAGGTATTAAGACATGAAAGTCGTTAAGGTCTACGGGGCTTTAAAAGAACGATTAGGAGGTCAAGGAACCTTTGAACTTGATGTCTTTAATGCGGTTGAAGCTATCAAGGCTTTATGTGCAAATTTTCCTGGTCTTGATAAATGGTTAGTTGATAGCGGAAATGATGGAATTGTTTATAAGGTTTTATTAGGTGAAACTGAAGTAGGAGAAGATAATCTTGAAAATCTTTTCGTCCCCTGGAGTGCTAAAGAAACTTTTCATATAACACCTGTTCTTGCAGGAGCAGGAGGAGGTTTTGGTCGTTTTGTTTTAGGGGCTGTAATGGTTGGAGCAGTAATAATGTCAGGAGGAGCTGCGTCGTTCGCGGGTGGTGCAATGATTGGAACTTTTGGCTTAACGAGTGGTGTTTATGTGGGTTCAATAGTTGCATCAATGGGTGTTGCTTTAATGCTTGGTGGAATCTCTCAAATGCTTACGCCTGTCCCTAAAGCTCCACCTGAAGCAAATAAATTACAGAGCTTTTCATTCAGTGGGATTCAGCAAACAGCACAACAAGGCGGACCAATCCCGATTGTTTATGGTAAATGTTTTGTTGGTTCTGCTGTTTTAAGTGCAGGATTAGACACCTTTGACGCATGAGTAAATCTGATTTAAAACTAAATATTGCTGGCTCTGGAGGAGGTGGCAAAGGCGGCGGTGGACAATCTCACACCCCAACTGAAGCAGATGATACGCTCCAAAGTTTTCAACGGGTCGAGGTAATTGATTTAATTTGTGAAGGACCAATTGAAGGAATACTTGACACAGAAAAAGGTATTTATTTAGATGGGACACCTATTAAGAGCAGTAACGGGAGTGTGAATTTTGAAGGTTATTCTGTAGCGACAAGAACAGGGACGCAAAATCAATCTTATATAAGTCAGGCAATAGGAAGCCAAAGAGAGACAAATGTAAATGTTTCTATTACAAATGCCTCACCAGTCATTAGACAAATAACAGATACAACGACTGACAGGGTGCGGGTTACTTTAAGTCTTCCAGCTTTACAAAAATTTGAAGATGATGGAGATATTGTTGGTAATTCTGTTCATTTAAGAATCCAAATTCAATACAACGGCGGTGGTTATAACACAGTCAAAGAATGTCATTTTAACGGTAAAAGTAGTAACGCTTATCAACGTGATTATATGATCAATTTAACAGGTGCTTTCCCTGTTGATATTAAATTAGTAAGAGTTACCTCAGATAATCAAACGAGTAAAAATCAGAACGCTACAACATGGGCAAGTTATACAGAAATTATTGATGAAAAATTTAGATACCCAAATGCTGCCCTCTGTTACCTTCGTTTTGATTCAAGAAATTTTAATGGAATACCTCAACGGCGTTATCAAGTAAAAGGATTAAAGATTTCTCTTCCTTCTAATGCTTCAGTTGATTCAAATACAGGGCGGGTTACTTATTCAGGTATTTGGAACGGGTCTTTTAGTTCTGCCGCTTGGTGCGCGGACCCTGTTTGGGCGTTATGGGATTTAATGACAAATACCCGCTATGGGGCAGCAATTCCAGAATCTTCTTTAGATAAATGGGATTTTTACACCTGCTCAAAATATTGTAATGAGCTTGTCCCGAATGGAAAAGGAGGAACGGAACCACGCTTTTCTTTGAATTTATATATGCACTCAAGGGCCGAGATCTTTGATGCAATTAATGAACTGTCTTCTGCTTTTAGAGGTATCAGCCATTATGGAGCTGGCTCTTTAATTCTCAATCAAGATAGCCCTGCTGATAGCCAGTATGTTCTAAATCCTTCAAACGTAGTTGGTGGCAATTTTACTTATAACGGTTCATCGCAAAAATCTAGGCACACAACAGCCACAGTTGCATGGCAAGACTACGATTTACTTGGAGAAGTTCAGCATGAATATGTAGAAGATGCTGATGGCATTAGTAGATATGGAATTGTTAATAAAACAACTAAGGCTGTTGGTTGTTACTCACAAGGGCAAGCACATAGATTTGGCGAATGGTTATTACTAAGCGAACAAAATTTAACTGAGACTGTTACTTTCAGTGTTGCTTTAGATAGTGGAATTGTCCTCTCTCCTGGGATGGTGATAGACATCGCAGATCCAGTAAGAAGCGGAAAAAGACGGGGAGGACGGATTTCTTCTGTTACTTCGACAAGTGTTTTCAATGTTGATAGTGATACAGATTTTAGCTCAATTGATTTAGCAAATGATCCTGTTTGTTCTGTCCTTTTACCTTCAGGATTAATAGAAAAGAAAGATGTCCAATCAATTAGTGGAACACAAATAACTCTTGCAAGTGCATTATCAGAAACGCCTCAAGTTCAAGGAGTATGGTCAATAAAAACAGATGATATTGAATATCAACAATTTAGAGTTTTAAGCATTGCAGAAAGCAAGAAGAACGCTTATTCGGTT